CTGGTCGCTGATTTAGAAGCTACGCAGCAATTGTCTGACAGGCTGATGTATCGGCTAAACACACCAAAGGATAGTGGTCTGATGGGTACTGTTGACCTGACCAATCAGGTTGCAGTGTGTCTTGCTCGTATCTATCAGCGTGGTTTCACGGTGGATAGCAAGGCACTGGAAGAGGTGCGTGAGGAGTTTGAGCAGGAACGTGATCAACTTATTGTTGATCTGCAAAGACATGTTCGTCGTCTCATGGGCGATACACCCATAAATCTAAACAGTCCAGAACAATTGTCTTGGGTCATTTATAGCCGTAAAGTAAATGACAAACAGTATTGGTCACAAGAGATTGATCCATACATGGATGAGAGAGACTTTAGGAATCTAATAAACGCTCACACGACTAAGCTGTCAAAGACAAGAGCGGTGCAGTGTCGTGAGTGTAATGGCACCGGATATATCCGCAAGACAAAAAAGGATGGCACACCATTTGCCAAGCCTAGTCGTTGTAAAGTGTGCGACACACAAGGATATTTATTTCAACCGACAAATCAGGTTGCAGGTTTGAGGTTCAAGCCACCATCCCCAAAGTGGGCAAGTGCAAATGGCTTTAGCACAAGCAAAAATAATTTGGCTATACTAGAAAATGCTGCTAAGAAAAAGGGATCAACAGACACGGTTGATTTCTTGTCCAAGATAAGAAGATTGTCGGCGGTTGAAACCTACTTGTCCTCTTTCGTTGAGGGCATAAAGATGTTTACTAAGCAGGATGGTAAGCTGCATGTCCGCTTGCTACAGCACCGCACTGCAACTGGTCGCCTGTCAGGTGCAGAGCCTAACATGCAGAACATGCCACGTGGCGGCACTTTCCCAGTTAAGAAGGTGTTTGTGTCCCGGTGGGAAGGTGGCAAGATTATGGAAGCTGATTTCGCACAGCTAGAGTTTCGTGCAGCAGCTTTTTTATCACAAGATGGAGTAGCAATAGATGAAGTATCTACGGGATTTGATGTACACGCATATACCAGTAAAGTTATTACTGATGCTGGTCAACCGACAAGTCGCCAAGAAGCAAAAGCGCATACGTTCGCGCCGCTTTATGGAGCAACGGGCTTTGGGAGAACTACAGCGGAAGCAGAATATTATACGCACTTCACGGAGAAATACAAAGGCATCGGAGTATGGCACTCCCGATTGGCTAAAGAAGCTGTAAACACTGGTTATATTACCACGCCATCTGGCAGACAGTTTGCTTTTCCTGATGTAGTGCGTAAGACAAATGGTCGTGTATCACACTTCACGCAAATAAAAAACTATCCTGTGCAGTCATTTGCTACTGCTGACATTGTACCTGTGGCATTGTTGCACATAGAAAAATTACTTGACAGCATGCAGTCTTGCGTGGTAAACACTGTGCATGATAGCATCGTAATAGATGTCCATCCTGATGAAGAACAGCGAGTAATACAAATAATTCAGGATACTAACAAGGTGCTGCCTGACTTGATCACTACACGTTGGGGATTAGTGTTCAATGTTCCGTTAGAACTAGAGGCAAAAATTGGCCCCAACTGGCTTGACACGAAAGACGTGTCGTGATATAACTATGATTTCTGACTCGAAAGAAGGAGTATAAAATACATGAACGAGATCACAACTATTGACACTAATAACTATGCTGCTATGGCAAAGGCTATGGGTGTCGCCAATGAAGGCACAAGCAACAAGAAGTCGAGTACACTTGCTCGTCTTCGTATTCATCACACTCCCATCATGGGCATCGCAGATGTCAATGGCAAGAGAGTGAATGTAGAAGTCGTTGAGGGGGGGCAGTATAAACTGGAAATTCCAGATGGGCCAACTTATTACGCTTCTGCTGCGCGTATCCGTCCATACATGCAACGCTTTATGTACAAGCGTTTCATCATGGCATCAGGCACTTCGCCCAACAGGTACGTGAAGACTGTCATGGCTGACAATCTAAACATTGACTTGAAAGATAACGATGGTGGTTTTAACTGTGGTAAGCCAGCAGGCTACATTCAAGACTTCAAGTCGCTGCCTGAAAAGACTCAAGACTTGATCAAACAGATCAAACGAGTGCGTGTAATCTTTGGCACAGTTGAGTTGGTTAATCCTACGGATGATCAAGGAAACTCTGTCGAACTAGGCTCTACTCCATTTATATGGGAAGTAGACAATCGTGATGCTTTCAAAGGTTGGGGTGAGGTGTTCTCTACTTTCGCCAAGCAAAAGAGATTGCCTATTCAACATATTGTAGAAGCCGCTACAGAAGAGCGTCCATTGCCTAATGGCAATAGTTTCTTCTTGCCTGTGAACACTGTAAACCTGACCAATATCGTAGATATTGAACAGTCTGACCAAGAGTTGTTTACTGACTTCATGGCATGGGTTCAAAACTACAATGAATACATCATTAATACGTATGCCGAAAAAGCTACAGCGCATAATGATGAGGATGATATTGAGATTACTGACAGCTTGTCAGATATGATTGATATTGACGACGAAGAGGTAGTGCAATGAACCATCCTGCTGAACTGGCGTTGCATAAGTACATGGAGAGTGCTGCTAATGGAAAGTCCACAATGTCTGTGGAAACTATCCAGCAAGTAGGACAAGATGTAATGTGCGCACTTGCGCGTCAGTTTGGTGGGGGCAATAAGCGTGACGAGTTTGGTCTGCGTATGTCTAATGTGGGCAGACCATCTTGTCAGCTTTGGTTTGAAAAAAATGAACCAAAAAAAGCATTGCCGCTACCTACAACATTTGTTATGAACATGATGATTGGAGACATCGTTGAAGCTGTCTTCAAAGGTTTACTTACAGAAGCGGGGGTAAAGTATGAGGACGATGACAAAGTTACGCTCAACCTTGATGATGATACATCCATCTCTGGCACCTATGATGTTGTTATTGACGATGCTGTTGATGATATTAAGTCCGCATCTAATTGGTCGTACACTAATAAGTTTGAATCCTTTGACACTCTTAGACAGGGTGATGCTTTTGGGTATGTAGCACAGCTTGCTGGCTATGCAAAGGCATCAGGCAAACGTGCTGGTGGCTGGTGGGTAGTGAATAAATCTAATGGTCAGTTTAAGTACGTGCCAGCGACAGGTATGGATGTAAATAAAGAGGTAGAAAAAATTAGGCAAACGTCTGACACTCTAAAAGAAAATAGGTTTGAGCGTTGTTTCGATGCTGTTCCTGAAAAATTTAGAGGTAAAGAGACAGGCAACATGGTGCTAGATCAGAACTGCGTATTTTGTAAATACAGGTTTTCTTGCTGGCCTAATCTACAGGAACTACCATCTGTAATGTCACAGGCAAAGCAACCAAAGACTGTTTCATATGTAAGTCTGGCAGAAAAATATGCCTAATCACAAAGCGTTTCGTGCAGCACGGAAGTACGGATACAGGAGTGGTCTTGAACACAAGCTGTCTATATATCTAGACGAACTCAAGATAACTTATACATATGAGAAGTTAAAGATTGAGTGGGAAGATTTAGCTTACAGGACATATACTCCTGACTTTGTGTTACACAATGGCATTATTATTGAGACAAAGGGAATGTTTACTGCGGCTGACAGGCGCAAACATTTAGCTGTAAAAAAACAACATCCACAGCTTGACATTCGTTTTGTCTTTGAGAATAGTAGAAGAAAGCTGCGCAAAGGTGCCAAGTCAACCTATGCTGAGTGGTGTATTAAGTACGGCTTTAAATATTATGATCGTATCATACCGGAAGATTGGCTGAAAGAAAAAGGAAAGAACAAACACCCGAAGTTTATCAAGTTTAGTGGGACTAAAGTGAAAAGGAGGTAGACATGGAATCAATTGAAGAAGGTGACTTTGTAATTCGCATCCGGCCATCAGAGGTAGATGGAGAGTGGACAGGAGAGGTAGACATATCTATTATATCACAAGCTAATAATCCACTTAATGATGAGGGATATACACAGCTAATGCATTTTTGCAAAATGATGTGTGCCACTATTCCTCTAATGGAAATGGATAGTAGACTTCGTGAGTTAGTCCACAATTATGTTATGGAAGTTGTTGACAATGAAGATGAAGACGTGCTAGAAGATGATGAGGGCGTTATCATTACTAAAGAAGATGGCAACGTGGTACACTTGAGTTTTGGTAGTAAGACGAAAGGAAATGCATAATGAGGCACGAAGCATATATGAAGAGGGCTGCAGAGTTAGAACAAGCAGCTAAAGAAGCCTATGGTAATGTGGATATGGTCAATAGTCCACCACACTACAACAAAGCTGGTGTAGAGTGTATCGAAGGTATACGAGCCGCTACAGGTGATGGATACGAATATTATCTACAAGGAAATATTATGAAGTATCTGTGGCGGTATCGTTACAAGAATGGCACAGAGGACTTGAAGAAAGCACAGTGGTATCTTGATAAACTAATAGAAGAAGTAGAAGGCTGTTACGATGAAAGTTAAAGTCTTCATTACAATTGAAATAGACCCGGAAGAGTATCCGGTTCCTGCCGATGAAGATGTCGGCATTGAGATTGAGGACGGCATACGTGAATACTTTTATGATGTTGACGGTGCAGAAATCAAACATATAAAAACATTAACGGAGTGACGAGATGAACAACTATTTACCGACGGACTATCAAAACTTTATTGCTCTTTCCCGATATGCTCGTTGGAAAGAGGACGAGCAACGAAGGGAGACATGGAGTGAAACAGTCGAAAGATATTTTGATTATATTACTAGGCATCTGGTCACTAAACATGACTATCAGCTTTCTGATTCACTGAGGGGTGAACTAGAGGAAGCGGTGCTTAATCAAGACATCATGCCAAGCATGAGAGCGTTAATGACCGCCGGTCCCGCACTGGATAGATGCCATGTCGGCGGTTACAATTGCTCCTACGTACCAGTGGATAATCCTCGCGCTTTTGACGAGACGATGTATATCCTCATGTGCGGCACTGGTGTAGGCTTTTCTGTGGAACGTCACCACACAGATAAGCTGCCTGTCGTCAACGAAACCATGCATGACACTGATACTGTCATCAAGGTTGGCGACTCACGTCCGGGCTGGGCCAAATCCCTGCGAGAACTAATCTCGCTTTTGTACGCAGGGCAAGTACCACAATGGGACACGTCAGCGGTTCGTCCTGCTGGCGCACGTCTCAAGACTTTCGGTGGTCGTGCGAGTGGCCCAGCCCCACTTGAAGAACTATTTAGATTTACAGTGGAGATGTTTAAGAAAGCATCAGGTCGTCGTCTATATCCGATTGAGTGCCATGACTTGATGTGTAAGATTGGTGAAGTTGTAGTTGTTGGCGGTGTACGCCGCAGCGCACTCATCAGCCTGTCTAACCTGAACGATGATCAAATGCGCCACGCTAAGTCAGGTCAGTGGTGGGAGAATGAAGGCCAACGTGCATTGGCTAACAATAGCGTTGCCTACAAAGAAAAGCCAGAGATGGGTACGTTCATGCGAGAGTGGGTGTCTCTGTACGAAAGTAAGTCAGGTGAGCGTGGCATCTTCAACCGCCAAGCTGCTAGGAAACAAGCACAGAAAAATGGTCGTCGTGACATAGACCATGACTTTGGCTGTAATCCATGCAGTGAAATTATATTGCGGCCATATCAGTTCTGCAACTTGTCTGAAGTTGTCGTGCGTTCATCGGATACACAACAATCATTGACAGAGAAAGTTCGTCTGGCTACCATTCTTGGCACATTCCAATCTACGTTGACAGACTTCAAGTATCTGCGTAATATATGGAAAAAGAACACAGAAGAAGAGAGGCTACTTGGTGTATCTCTTACTGGTATTATGGATAATGCAATGATGTCAGGTAAGTCAGCACACCTTGGCATGAACATAGGTGCCACACTAAATGCTCTGCGTGTAGAGGCAGTAAAAACAAATGCCGACTTGGCTGCGGAATTAAATATTCCCATCTCTACAGCGATTACATGTGTAAAGCCTAGTGGCACAGTATCACAGCTTGTGGACAGTGCTTCTGGTATCCACGCTCGTCACAACCCGTACTACATTCGTACAGTACGGGGCGACAATAAAGACCCGCTGACACAGTTTATGATTAGCGCAGGTGTTCCATCTGAACCAGATGTAATGAAGCCGGACAGCACAACAGTGTTTAGCTTCCCCATGAAGTCACCACACAATGCGGTCACTAGGTTTGACATGTCTGCTATTGAACAGCTTGAGTTATGGTTAGTGTATCAACGTCACTGGTGTGAACACAAGCCATCTGTTACTATCTCTGTGAAAGAGCATGAGTGGATGGAAGTAGGCTCGTGGGTGTACGAACACTTTGATGAAGTGTCTGGTATCAGCTTTTTGCCATTTAGTGAGCATACATACAAGCAGGCACCCTATCAGGATTGCACTGTAGAAGAGTATGGCGAGATGCTGCAACGTATGCCAAAGGGAATTGATTGGACATGGTTGCAGGATTATGAGAAGGAAGATACCACAACAGGTGGACGTGAGTTGGCTTGCACAGCAGACGCATGTGAAGTAGTAGACCTGAACGCAGCATGATTGAAGGTGCAGACATGCCGAACTGGTGGCAGTGGTGGTTGTTATTCGCCATCACTGTCAACACCTCCATCAATGTGGTCGTGTTCTTCAAGCATAGGTTCAGACAGAAAAAGGGGGTTGACACATGAGTGAGAAAAGAGTAATGTGGAAACAGGGTGACGGATGGGCACAGTACAATCCACCAAAGCATCACCCATCTTACGAAGAATGGATGAAGAGAAAGGAGAAAGAGAATGAGAACAAAGATGATTAACGTGTTGAAAAATCACGCACAATCGAATGTCCATCTGCACATGATGAACATCGAAGCCTATCTTAAAAATCCTGCTGGTATCGGTGAACACTCTGATATTATGGAAGCAATACAGGGTGAACTAGATAAGATGGCTGTGCATGAAGACCGCCTTGCAATTCTCAAAAACTGGCCTGAAGGAGACTAATTATGCTAGAGGATCAGCACTATACTAAGAGTGACGCCGTATATGAAGATGGAGATTGGTGGTACAAAAGTCCTAGTGGATATCGCCAGCGTGTGTCTACACATGCAGCAAAGAATACTAATCGCATGTTTGTCAACGGAAAATACATTCCTAGTTCACATCCGCTGCACAAGCCGGGACGTTACAAGTCGCTAGATGACGCATGGTCACATAAACAAATTGAAAGCACCTCACAAGGCGAGGTGTACATTATAGCTAATGATGCTTGGCCTGAGTGGGTAAAAGTTGGAAAGGCTGTGTCATCTGAAGATCGACTTAACGGTTACCAAACCTCGTCACCTTTCCGTGATTATTCTGTCATTGCTACCTTGACAGCGGAAGATCGACATGCTAAAGAACGTGAGATGCACAAAACTTTTGCGCACTTTTCTGAAGAGCGTCGAGGTGAGTGGTTCAAGATTGATCGTGTAAAAGCTATCAACATCTTTAACATACACGCAACAAATAAACTGAACGAGGAGTTACAGGATGAACAAAAAGCTGGATCAAAATTATAAGGATGGCTACCAATCCTTTTCCCGCACGGAAAAACGCAATACGAGGTATCACGTGGTAGCTAACCCTTTGAAGAAAAATACCACGCCGTGGCGTGAATGGCAGCGGGGATGGGAGGCCGCATACTTCGACAATCTGGAGAAACTAAATGGACTTAGAGCAAGAAGCTAAAACTTGGATGAGGGAGAAATACATGTATGGTATAACAGGGACAGCATACCAAATAGCAGCTTGTGATACTGCTATCTTTCCTAAGAACAAGGCCATGGAGTATTTAACTCTTGGCCTTACTGGAGAGGCGGGAGAGATTGCCAACAAGGTTAAGAAGTTTATCCGCGACGGCGCACCACCTGACGAATACGAGGCTAAAAAAATACAGATTGCGTATGAGATTGGGGATGTAATGTGGTACTGTGCTGTTCTTGCTGAAGAACTTGATATGGACTTAGGTCACATTATGGAAAAGAACTTGGAGAAATTAGCCGACAGAAAGAGGCGCGGCACATTAGCTGGTTCAGGTGATACACGTTAGCGGCGCGACATAAGACCGCCACGTTTGTATCCCTCATAATCTGGATCAATCTTTACATTTTTTGCCAGCACAAGTGGTCCTATTTGTATGACTTCATCTGCTTCAGTTACCACACTTCCGATGTCATGTTTATCTGTGGCTCTACGCAAATAAAAGGTTCCTAACCTACGGGGGTCGAATCCTACTTGTGACCATTCAGGATCGTCAAGTAGTTTTTCAGCCATATCTCGTAGGTTTTCTTCTGATGTATCTTTATACCTACCAGAAATTGTAGCATATCCTGTTTTTGGCTGCTCTCCCTTTCCGATGCCCTCGCTAGTCTTTTGGGACGCAATAAACTTTACAGGTTTATTGTCACCAGATTTATAATGTATGGCTTTTGCGTAGGTTGTAACTCCTTTTCCATCGGCAGTTTTTACGGCAGGTGATGTGCCAGCAACGATCCATGTATCATAGGATTGATATGCTGGAATATCTAAACGGCCATGAAACATATCTCCATCCTTTAAAGTTGTGCGCTTTACTCCAAGTTTATCTGCATCCTTTTCAGAAAGCAAGAACAAACCGTTTTCTCTTTGTGTAGGCTTCAATGCAAACACCGTAGCTTTAGAACTAGGTTGACGTGGTAACTCTGTCCATTCTGTTATTGGCTTATTTTCTGCTACATTTTTTAGATGCTGCTCTCTTGTCAAAATTTTGTTGTCAATTAAATCTCTTGCAGACTGCTCCAGTTCTGGTGTTCGCCTTACTACACTTCTACCAGTTGCGTCACGATCTTCTGATACTAAAGTTTTTGCTGCAGCTTGCCACTCTTCTGGTGTTTCAAGTTCATCAAGCTGACTAAAGATTTCGTCATACTCTTTATTGGCAACTTGACGTATGCTTTTCTTAGCAGCTTTAGCACCTACACGAACGCCGGGAAGCATACCCGCTCCTGTGAGTCCGGCATACATCACACCCATTCCCACTTTCTTTGGATCACGCTCCTCAACCCCCGCATAAACAAGATCACGTATAGTGCGTAGGTCTTCTGGAAGTTCTGCTATTCCTTTAGCAGTGCTTACTACGGGAGCAATGTCTGTAGCCAAATCAGCCGTTTGCTTCATGCCCTCAACAAATTCTTCTTTTCTTTGCTCCGGCGTCATCTCTGATCTATCAACAAGACCACCCTCGTTCATGCTGCGAGAGGCTAATTCTATAATACGTTTAATGTCACGATGACCCATTCTGTGTGTGCCATACATGTTTATTGATATATTTGGTCTACCTCTAACACCACCTTCTACCTGAATACCTGATTTTTCAAGTTGGCTTAACTCCTCTGCAGAAAAGTTTGATCGTGGTTTGTGACGAAGTAAAGCGTCTGCCAACACTCTATCCGATATATTACGGGTTGTCATTGTGGCTCTGGAGTCTGGTGATGTGAAACTTACATTTGCTCTTTCTTTAGAAATCTGGAAAAGAGTATCCATCAAGTTTCTTTTCTCTCCCGGTGGTAGTATCCGGGACGCACCAAATAATCCACCACGAATATCTGCATTAAATATACGATCAAGGGCATTGTCCACGCCGCCACGCGCACCATACTGTTCAGTGTATTGACCTAATTTAAAAATATCATTTAGGTTTTGCAGGTAGTCATCATAAAATCTTGTGGCCTCTCTTATCTGCATCGCGTCACCTAAAGTTTCATCGTTGTATGGTACGGAAAGCTGATCGCCAGTTTTTCTCAACGACACTCCTTGTGCGCTTAAACTATTGATATTTTCATTTACCTGATTAAATGTAGCCTGTGACGCGATCACGCGACGACGTGTTGATTCAATATCACTGCCGCGCATGTCTGCTACAGAAAATGATTCTGGGCTGCTTCTCTGTCCTGTAGTACCGCTTTGCAAACGGGTGTCAAAAGTATATTCAGGTGACTCAAACGCCTCTCTCTGTCTTGCCCTTAACACCGCTCTTGCTTTTCTATTTATAGGTTTCCCTCTCGTTATATCTGCAAGAGGTCTAAGATCAGCCGCAGACTCTAACGTAGGTGTTCTGCCATAAGTACTGACAACTTCATCAAGCGGTTCATCCACTATTTTAGGTTCAGTGGATAGTCTTCTTAAATCTAAATCTTCTGGATTTTGAAATGCTATTTCACTTTCAAGGTGTACACTTTTGGGCAGACTAATACCTGCACGTTCTCTAGCTGCAGCAGCTATAAGTTCACCTCTGCTCATGCCTATCGGACCCTCACCATAAGCACGGGCATATAACTCTGGTGGCATGTCTGCAATAGGCCGTTCAATTGGATAGTCAGCAACTAGGACATTGCCTAAATCTCTATCAGCAAAACCACCTTTCATGGCAACACTGGGATCACGCGCAGTAGAGATAGCAAACATATCTAGTTCACTGTGTCGGCCCTTTTCTCCACCTGCTTTTCTATATTCATCAAAAGCCATAAAGCCTTCTGCTTCTAGTTGTTCTGCTTTTGTTGGGTATGTATAGCCCATGTCCTCATATGATGGCAGTGCATTTTTTCTTTCTTCTACTGATTGTGCTATGACATCTTCAAAATCAGAATAAAAGATAGCATCTTCACCATCTGCATTTTTTCTGATAGGCAACATAACTTCTTCTGTTACTGATGTAGGACCAACATCACCTGCTAAACGATAGCCCAAAAAAACTTTGAATGCATCGCCTTCTCGTCTAGCGAATACATCTCTTTCTTCTTGCCGTCTAAAAACACCTTCATCTGTGCCAGAAACTAACGTGGACTCCTCAATGCCTTCACCAAATGCTGGTGAAAGTCTACCATCATCTTGCACTCTTCCTTCAAATGCAGACAGTGGTATATTTAAGTTTGTGTCGTCTGTTCCCTCATCATATCTAAAAATAACGTATTTATTATTTTCTAAAAACTTCTTTCTACTTGCATCCATCTCCTCAATGGCTATCACAAATTGGTTGCCGTGTTGTATTTCAGTGTCAAGACCATGTGTTGGCTGTGCATGAAATATTTTAGGTGTAGGACGATTGGCTGCTTTTAAAAAAGCGCGTCTTTCGTTTGCCGGTAGTTTAGCTGCCGCATCTAATTGTTTTTGTCTTTCGTCTGTGATTAAATTTTTTTGTTTGTCTGGACCCACACCAAAGGCGCGTGCGGTTTGTGTTGTCAATTCTTCTGCACCCGATGTAACGCCTTCTTTGATTGTGCGCTTTGCAACATCTGCTGCTACTTTAACACCCGGTATAAATCCAAGAGCGATAAGTGCAGTGAATCCAGCACCAAGCCCCATACGCTTGATGTCACCTTCATCATAACCTGACCGAAGTAAATCCTCTGCAAGAGCCATGTCCTCTGGCAGATCGGCTGTTGCTTTTGCTGTCCCCACAATGGGCATCAAGTCCGTGCCGAAATTAACAACTTGGTTTAAGCCATCCCTAAACTCTGCTACACGCTCCTCTCGTCTAACAACAGTTCGTGACCTATTACGTCCTTTCCTATTATCTTCGTATTGCTCGTCTACTGCGGCTGCAGCATGAAGGTTTGCCAGTTCAGCGTTACTCATTACTGTGTCCCTCCTTGTAGTCTTTTTGCAGCAGACAACGCCCACTTGATAGTGTTAACTCTGTCGCCGTTTGGAAGCTGCATGGTAAGTTCTCTGTCGTCTATGAGGCTAGTTCTACCGGTAATATCTTCATACTCTTTCTTTACAGCCTGTGATACAAGTTCAGGGGTGTCTACCCAATCCTGTAACTCGCGTTCACTGTATGGCCTGTCTTTACGAGAGGCATCTCTATCCATTCTGTCTTTCGACATTTTTCTTGCATCGTTGATAATTTCTCTGGCTTTATTAGAAAACTCAACCCGCCTCTGTTCTAGGGACATATTTCTGTATGCTTCACCCTCTATGAACTTTGTCATTTTTTGTTCAAGGTTTAAGCCACCTCCATCACGTGACAACTCTTGTCGCATGTATAGATCAAGCACCTCATTCTTATCTCGTCTGTATATTTCGTATGGTGTAAATCCAAGTCTAGTTATTTCTTTTTCAAACTCGTTTTTACCACGCTTGCCAAAACCAAAGATTTGTTTTTCAAGAGGATTGATTGCACGTACAGTTCCTGTCTTTGTTGCAGATATCATAGGCTGATCGTAGCCATTCAACGGGAAGTCTGGCAAAGATCGTGTTGCACGTCTGTACACAAGATCAAGAAAATTAATATCAACTGTTTCGTCTTCGCCCGGACGTGATTCTGGTATATCACGAGAGCGAGGATCAAACTGTCCATAAAAATCTTTTACAACAGCCACAGGCAGTGTGTACGTTGCGGCTATGTTACCAATAAGTTCAGCAACAATTTTTTCTCCTTGCCCTTCTCTGGCATCTTGATAAAATTTGTCAAGTGCATACAGTCCCAGACCCGCTCTGAAAGTTGACCCCAGCATCGCTTGTAAACCGTCTTTGACATATTGATCAATTGAGGTAGGCATCGTGCCTCTGTTGTATCTATATATTAAGTCTGCAGCTAACATAAATGGTGCAAAAGGACCATATACAGCACGACCATCTACATAGTTACCGTTGCCATCTTTAAATTCATACCACGCTGCATCATCTCCTTGCATAACGCGCCATTCATAAGCTGCCAACATCATTGCTGCCCCGGTTAACTGTTTAGGCGCTTTTTCTTTAAAATATTCTTTAGTTGTACGGGCTGGTAGTTTTGAACCAATGCGATCTATTGGCAACAAACCAATTAGTGGCGCGTGTTCGTAAACAAATTTTGTTTGATTAGCTATGTAACGTGGAAAAGGTAGTAAGACCGAAACAAGAAAAGGGTAGTCTCTATGGGCTTTGATTACATTACCTGCAAAGCGTTCAAACATTCCCGCATCCGGTCCAGTTCTCATTGCAGATTGATACGTAAACTCGTAAGCATCTTGAATTGCATCTTTTAGAATTTGATCTGGTATTCTACCAAATTCGCCTTTTGCAATTACTTCATATAGATCAATGCCATTTGGTGCTTCATCAGTTCTAACATCACCCAACCTACGTTTAAGTGAAGCTGTAATCATAGCACGTTTAAAAAAATTATCAGAGGCAGTATTTGCAAAATTAATTTTTCTGCCAATTCTACCTAAAACAGTTTCAGAACCATCGGCGGCGGCAAGATCAGCAGCCTGTCTAAATAGTTTAGCCGCTTCTTCTGGAAATTGTTCGCGCATAAGACGCTCAATAACTTTGGCCTCATACGGATTCATTGCATATTTAGCTAAATCAAAAGTGCCATCAAAAGGATTACGCAAATTTACTGCATTATCGAACATACGTGTTGTTGCATCTACAGCAATACGCATACCACCGTTTAGATTGTTACGCATGGTTGTCATAAGCTGGGCTGTCATAGAACCCAACCTAAGACTATCCATATCTTTTATAAGTGTGGCAACATTTTTATGTTTATTAAATTCTAAAACATCTTCTGCATTCAAACCTGATGCACCTGAATTGTGTAGACGATCTACTTCATCCAGTAATTTACCAACCTCTGTTTGAACACTTCGTCCTTTTACTTTTCTAAGACGAGACATTGATCCAAGAGTTCTACCTGCGTCTGATACTTCAGCCAGAAACACTAATGAGAATTGATCCATTGTAATATTATGTTGGCCTAGTATATCTCGTATGTCATCTAGTTTTTCAAACCCATTTGGTTCGTCTAACATTCTATGCAAAGCTGATGTTATACGTTCATTAGGCTCTACCTCTAAACGGTCTATAATACGAATAGCCGCTGCGGTGATATTGTCCATTGCTTCTGCACCAATGGCTGCTTCCATGGTGTCGGTTGGCATCAAGTCTTTTTTAATGCGTCGTCCCTCTGCAACTTTTGCAGGATCAAGTTCGTTTAGTTCATTTCTAATTTTATTTACACGAGTTTTGTCCGCTTCATTTAACACCCTTTTAGATACTGTCGCTGCTTGGGTAGCCATCTCTGCTTCTGCTAGTTTAGCAGACTCGTACAGTTCGTTTGCCCTATTTGCCTGACGCACCTGCAAAGCACCTATAGGTAAGTTTATAAGACCTCCTACCGCAGCAGATGACAAGCCAGCAGCCAGAGTGCGTCCACCTGTAAACTCACTCTGGATGTCTGTCTCTACTCGTGTAGCTTCCTGTACTGCGCCCTGCCCTGCACCAATAGCACCCTCAACGGCTGCAGCCTTTAGCGCACCACTAAGTATTTTACGAATACCAAACCTAGCCGCTTGTGTGCCAGCTACAGCGGCAGCTTTACCTGTGCCACCAGTAGCAATGCCTATATATGTAGAGGGTGCTGTAAGAACACCAGAAGCATAATCCCATAGCATCCTGCCAGATATGTCTTCATTTACTTTGTCATATGCATCAATCAATCTACCAAATCGTTGTTTGCCTTCAAGATTTGCGTTTTGAGCGTACTCAAGATCACGGATAGCAGTAACTTCGTTGACATCCTGATAACGCATATGCTCCATAAACGCCTCATACACTTGCACAGGCGTCATGTCTTGGTTGTAACCACCACGTTCCGACAAAAAAATACTGGCATCTTGAATAAACTCCATGTCAGATGCCAGCGTTTCTTGATCTAGTTCGTCTATTTTATTATAGTCTTTCAGCATAAATATGTCTCACATGCGGCATTTACTATCAGCGTCTTGATCTTCTACTTACTTCGCCTGAACTAATTCCCATTATGACATTTCCAATTATTTCATTTGCTTGTTTCTGTGCATCGTCTGGGGGCATAGCTTTTTCTAATTCTTTTTGTAATGCGAGAGTGGCTTGCGCAATGGACTTCATTCTTTTGTTACGATCTGTCACCCCTTCTAGTTCGTCTTCTAGCATAGAGGGTATGATGCCTGCAGCCTGTCCTTTAAAAATGCCCATGCCCGTATTTGTATTGCCGTTGCCATTTGTCTTTGCTGCAGCGGAAGTAAAATCAAATTTTTCTAAAGCCTTTGATGCTTCCACTAAAGCATCTGGTCCAGACTTACCAGCCAGTATTTGTTCATCGAATGTTTGAAGAGCCAGCATTGCATATCTTCCTGCAGTTACTTGGTCTGCAAGTATTACGTTTTCGTAACGCGGGTTATCGTCACGGTCAAACGAAACACTTCCACCAAATCTATTGGCAGCTTCTTTTGTAAGTGTTCTTAGTGCTGTGTTTTGAGTGATTTGACCCGGCCTTGGCTTTAGAGGATCAAAAAGTGTTACATCACCACGAACAAGAGGATCATCATACGTTACAGTGCCTGATGCGTAAGCTGCTAACTCTTGTGGTGATACACCTGTGGCAGATGTAAGAGAGGCAAGTCTGTTAATGGGTCCAGCCATAGCGTCACCACCAAATAAACCGGTGAGTCCACCACCGCTGCGTTTACCTGTCACATCAAATATGGCGTCAGATACGTTCATGCCACCTGATACTTTACCCATTACATTTTCTAAAACTTGATCTCTTGTAAGATCACCATCATAATCAGAAGTAACTGTTGCAATTTCAGCGGGGTTTACTTTGTAAGTATCATAAGTATCCTTCATTTTATTTATATGATCTAGTGTGGCTTGCCCTCTATTTTGCCGCATGATAACAGCTATTTGCGAATTACTAAATTGTAAATCTTTTAATTGATCAAAGATTTTCTCTTTGGACATGCGTAGTTGTTTGCGCTTTGTAGCAGCAGGAAGTCCAAGTTCTACCAAAACTTTGAACGCATCATCAACAGTCTCTTGTGCAGCCTCTGCTTCTTCTTTAAATATTTCAGAAGCGCGTTTAGCCGCACCACCTATCGCTGCACCTAACATGAATGCCATGCTACACTCTCCTCGCCATCAAACCACGTGCCGGTTCTTCTTGCTCTTCTTGTTCTTCTTCTTTAGGCTCTTCTTTTTCAGTAATAATTTTTATGCCTGTATCTTTTTCTTTAATTTTGTTAACAGTCAATGCTACTTCAGATTCAGTGGGCATGTCCTCTTCTACTTCGTCTCCAACTAACTTGTGATCCACACCTGCTTCCGTAGCAATGCTAGATATAGCTTCTGCCAGTGCTGGTTCGATAATTGACTTAACATCAGCAGAGTGTAACCCTTCCATGACTCCACCCAAAGTCATCATGTTAACAAGGGAGTCCACAGGTACACCCATCTCAAGCACGTCAAGCATTTGAGAAAGTTGACGCTCACCTGATATACGATCAATGTAAAATGCCAACGCCGCATCCGGTGTAGTAAACTGCGGAGGACGCTGCCATGGACGGCCACCTAACGGCGCAGTTAAACTTTGACCCGGAACAGGCCCATCAATAAAC